ATGTACATTTGGGCAAATGGACTCAGAAAGACTGGAGTTGAAACATTCGGTGAAAAAATTTGGTGGAATGACCTGCGTCCATTGCACTCACTTCTGTGGGCACTGTTTGCAGTCTTGGCACTCACGGGGAACGAGCACGCGTGGAAGATTTTGCTTCTGGATGTCACGATTGGGTTCGGTGTATGGGTCAATCACAGACTCATAAAGTAATTTTGATATTAAACTACAAGATGGATACTGGAAAGTGCAAACAATGTGGACGGCGTCATCGTTTGGTGATGCCGTGCAAATTATGTACCGGAAAATTTTGCTCAGGGTGTATTCAGCTCGAGGTTCACGCGTGTCCTGAACTCTCCGCGAAAAAGGCGCTCGAACTTGAAAAGTTGTCCAACGCAAACCCTGTTGTCGTATCGTCTAAGGTGATTAAAATTTGAGTCCCTTCTGCATCACAAGAAGAATCAGTAGGAGAATCATCCCACCGAGAAGCAGAGTCCGACCCGTCTGTGTGTCATCTGGAAAGTCTGCTGGGGAAACGTAGTTTTTGGCGTCACCGACGATAATCTCTCTTCCGAACGTTGTCGAACCGTCATCAAACTGGTACTTGCGTGCTGGATAAAGAAACGACGTGGCTGGATGGATACCGCCCGTCTTGAGGTACATGTTTCCCGCGTCGTTGAGTTCAAGTTTGTTGAAATGATCCGTGGGAACGCCCGTACTGGCATTGAACTCGAGCATCGAGGGTGACTCGGGTCTGTCGGGGCCCGCCTCGAGCGTACCCTTGTACCCACCGTTGTATGAAATACCGAACGTCTGAGTCAACGTGTATGGGTTGATACGATTCATGCTCATGTCATCATTCAGGAGTAGGCTCGTCATTATCTAGTGTTGACTTAGATTTTATTGTCGAGTCGGCGTACCGCCTCTCCTGAACCTTCACCTTGTGTTTCTCCCACATCTCGTCGAGGTCGATATTCAACATGTGTGCCAACTGAAAGAGGTATGAAAATACATCACCCATCTCAGTCGTCACATCCGTTCCTCGATCCTTTTTGAGACCTGTTTTCCGAAAATGACGCTGGTACTGTCGAATTGCTGAAGCGAGCTCACCAATCTCTTCTGTGAAGAGGAGCCAAACCGTACTCACTGGGGCTTTGTCCCATCCCTTGGACCGGCAGAGCTCGAACGTCTCATTGCGGTACTGATTCATCGTGTTTTATTAACGACCTGTACCCTTATGTAACCCGAACCACAAGATGATGAATAATGTGATCATCGTGAACGTCTCGACTGCGCACCGAAACTTTTCAGTCTCCATGTCTGACATGTTGCGTCGGCTGGACACGACGGAACTCACCAGGCGAGACGCACGGTCAACGATGAAAAAGAGCAGGACACCGACGAGAAGTTCCTCGAACCGTTTCATCTATTTTCTACGCAGATAAAAATGGACCTCGAGGAATCCCAGTGGCGAAAACATCTTCCCGTCGTGGCGGTTACCCTTGCTATCGTTGCACTGACCTTTCAAGTGATGGTTTTATATCCTTGGCACATCCAGCTGTCGAGACAAATTTCTCGCATCAGATAAGGGATGTCACTGGCACACGTGCTTGCAATGTCAGTTGCTGAAACATTTGGCAACGTTCACCTCAAGAATTATGCAGCCAGTAACAGCCATCACAACTTGTTCTGTGGTATTGCAGGGTACTGCGGGGTTTTGTATTTTCTGGTTCGAAGCTTTGCACTCGGTGGGTCGCTTCTCTGGGTCTCAGCAATGTGGGAAGGGATGATCACAGTGCTGGGAGCAGGGTTTGCGATTTTTGTACTCGGTGAACGGTTCAGTCACCCCATCCAGTACTTTGGTATTTTTCTCGCTTTTGTGGCGATGATACTTGTTCATCTCGGTGATGATATAATGGCTAAATTTCATTGAGGTCTGCCGTTACCTCTACTCATATTCGTCGAATTTACGTTTGTATTGGTGGGACTGGGCATCCCGTTGTTCGGCCCAGCGGGGCTAGGCATGGATGATGGTACAGCACCAAGGTTCCCTCCGTTGCGGCGCTTCTTGATCACATATATGACAACCCCTATTATGATAATAGCAATGACAATGATACCAATAATGAGCCCGATGCCCAGACCAGAGGATGTTGTTTCAGTCGTGACAGAAGTGTTTGATGTTGGCGTACTCATTGGAATGGGACGGCAAACTTATCATTGGCTGGCATTTTATTTCCGTGCGTCGTCGTGCTCACGGGCATCGCCAATGGGACCGGGTTACGAGTCACGTAGTCCATAAACGAAAGCTGCTGAAGAACACCAGTCTGAATGGTCTTTGTCGCCTCCTGGACAACAATGTCGTTCATGCGTGCCACCTGTGCGCTCACACCAGAGTATGGATCTGCTATGTTGTGATTGTACACCCGAACCATGAGAGCCTGTAGGTCACCGTCGCTCTGACGATCGATGTTCATGCCGGTTTTCGAACCGACATTCTTGACGATTGTGCCGTGCAGATACTCAATGTTGAAGCGAGACAGAAATGCCTCGCTCACTGGCGTCTTCGGGGGCATATAGTTCGCCATTACAGTTTACGGAGATAAAAAATCCTTTGAGTATGTGTTTCGGAGTGAAAGAAATTCTCATGATAATACCAGACCAGAATGGGGTTTATATATTTAATAAAAAACACCATAAATTCTAAATGTTATGTAGGTCAGACTATACAAAAAAATGTAAAAAATAGATGGAGAGCTCATAAAAATTTACACGGCACCATTCTATATTATGCATTTGCAAAACATGGTATAACCAACTTCGAGTTTTCGATTATTTCCGAGCTTCCGAATGATCAACTCGACGAGAGGGAAATTACTGAAATTAAAGAAAGAAACTCAATATCACCAAATGGTTATAACTTGGAAGCTGGTGGAAATACAAATAAAAATGTTCATATTGAATCCATGTCTAGAATGAGAGAAGCTAAACTTGGAGAGAAAAACTTCAATTTTGGAAAACCACGTACGGAGGAAACCAGAACCAGAATTGGACTGGCTCACATGGGACTAACACATACAGAAGAAACGAAGGCTCTTATAAGTTCAAAGAAAAAGGGAACCCAAGTCGGGGAGAATAATCCATTCTTCAATAGAACACATACACCCGAGACGAAAGCCAAGATCGGTACTGCAGTCGACAAGTATACAAAAGACGGCGAATTATTGGAAACATTCACGACCGTCACGTTTGCGGCACAGTCGGCGGGTGTCGACCGGAAGAACGTGTCGGCCTGCCTCGTCGGTAAGCAGAAGACTGCAGGGGGTTTCGTATGGAAGTACGCTCTTAGAGAAATGTCGAGTATATAATTCAATGAAGGTCCTCAAGCGCAATGGTGAACCCGAGGAGATGCTCTTCGACAAGGTCACCAAGAGAATTTCAAAACTAAATTGTGAACCAGAGTTTGCCCCCCTGGTCGGCGTCCAGCCTGACAAGGTCGCCCAGAAAGTCTTCACGTCCATGTACGACGGGATCTCGACTGCAGAGATTGACAACCTCACCGCCGAGGTTGCCATCGGGATGATCACCGAGGACCCAGATTATGAGACCCTTGCCACACGGGTGACTGTGTCGAACCTTCAGAAAAACTGTCCAAAGAAATTCAGCGAAGCCATGACCCATCTCAACCTCAAGGGGGTGGTGTCCGATGAGGGAATCTCCTTCATCACTCCCGAAGTGGACTCATGGATCGTCCCCGAGCGCGACTACCTCTTTGGGTATTTCGGCATCAAGACGCTTCAAAAAGGCTATCTCAACATTGGAGAAACACCCCAATACCTTTTCATGCGCGTTGCTCTTTGGGTCCACGCGACTGACTATTCACGCGTCAAGGAAACGTATGACCTCATGTCCCAAAAGTTCTTCACGCATGCGACGCCGACGCTTTTTAATAGCCTCTCTAACAATGCACAGGGCAGCTCCTGCTTCTTAGTGGCGATGAAGGATGATTCTATCGAGGGGATTTACGAGACGCTCAAGGAGTGTGCACACATTTCCAAGTGGTCGGGTGGTATCGGTATCCACTGTTCGAACATCCGTGCAAGTGGTACACGGATCAACGGGACGAATGGAGTCGCCGACGGCATTGTGCCGATGCTCCGCGTGTTCAACAACACGGCTCGGTATGTCAACCAGGGCGGCGGTAAACGCAAGGGGTCCTTTGCCATTTACCTCGAGCCGTGGCACGCCGACATTATGGAGTTTCTCGAGCTTCGCCTGAACCAGGGTGACGAGGAGATGCGGTGTCGCGATCTGTTCACGGCGATGTGGATTCCTGACCTGTTCATGGAACAGGTGGAGAAGGATGCGGACTGGCACCTGATGTGTCCCCACGAGTGTCCTGGTCTGCCTGATGTGTACGGCGAAGAGTTCAACGAACTGTACCGGACGTATGTAGCACAGGGTCGGTTCAAGAAGACGGTAAAGGCGCGTACCATCTGGGACGCGATGCTCAAGTCACAGATTGAGACTGGAACGCCGTACATGTGCTACAAGGATTCTGTGAACAAAAAGAGCAATCAGAAGAACATTGGTGTGATTAAATCCAGTAACTTGTGCGTCGCACCCGAGACAGAGGTCATGACGCTCAATGGATACGTTGAGATTTCGGAGATTGTCGATAGGGAGGTGGCCATCTGGAACGGTTTCGAGTTCTCACTCGTCACTGTTAGAAAGACGAGCGAGTCGGCCAAACTTATCAAGATAAATTTCGACAACGGGACTCATATCGAGTGTACTGAATATCACAAGTTTCACCTCGTTTCCGGAATCAAGGATGCGAGTGATCTCGTTGTAGATGACGTTTTGATTGATTATTCAGATATTCCTAGTGTGAAAAATATCGGGGACTACGGAGGACTCATCAAGCCGAAGGGCTCCATATGGGGACATCCGAATACGGGGACTTACGTTCCTAAATGTTTCAAGGGGGTGGGAAAACCCAACACACGCGGAGTTCGCGTGACGTCCATTGAGGACAACGGTCGGTTCGACGCAACCTACTGTTTCAACGAGCCGAAGCGTCACATGGGTATCTTCAACGGCGTCATCACTGGAAACTGCACCGAAATCATGGAGGTCTCGAAACCTGACGAGACTGCCGTGTGTAACCTGGCGTCGTTGTGCCTGCCGACGTTCGTGAAGGACGGTGAGTTTGATTTTACAAAGTTGGCTGATGTGACTCGCATCGTGACGCGTAACTTGAACCGAGTCATTGACAAGAATTATTACCCGACAGAGGCTGGTCGCAAGTCGAACATGCGTCACCGCCCCATCGGTATCGGGGTCCAGGGTCTCGCGGATGTGTTTCAGATGCTCGGGTTGTCGTTTGATGAGCCGCGTGCACGTGTTCTCAACCGGCATATTTTTGAGACAATTTATTACGCGGCGCTGTTCGAGTCGTGCGTTCTTGCAAAAGAAGAGGGTCCGTACGAAACATACGAGGGGTCGCCAGCCTCAAAGGGTATTCTGCAGTTTGACATGTGGGGAGTCCAGTCAGTCCCGATGTTTGACGTTCTCAAAGAGTCCATCAAGCAACACGGCCTCCGAAACTCGCTGCTTGTCGCACCGATGCCGACCGCTTCAACCGCACAAATCATGGGCAACAACGAGGCGTTCGAGCCGTACACGACCAACATTTACCTGCGTCGGACGCTGGCCGGTGAGTTTGTCATGGTGAACAAGCACCTGGTTCGCGACCTCCAGAAACTCGATATGTGGAACCCGACCATCAAGAATGATATTATCCGAGCCGGTGGGTCGGTTCAAGCTCTCGATGGTATCCCGGAGACGCTCAAGTCAATCTACCGGACCATCTGGGAGATTCCACAGAAGAGTATTCTGGATATGGCAGCTGATCGCGGGGCGTACATCGACCAGTCACAGTCGCTGAACATTTTCATGGAGAATCCAACCGTAGCAAAGCTGTCGTCTATGCACTTCTACGGGTGGAAAAAGGGTCTGAAGACCGGGATGTATTATCTGCGAACGCGCGCCAAGGCGAAGCCTCAGCAGGTGACGATTTCCCCGGCGGCTACTGCCGCGTCGTCCGCCGCCCCAACAGAGGAGGAGGTACTTGCTTGTTCGTTGGCTAACCCAGAGGGGTGTATGATGTGTTCGGGTTAGTTACGCTTGTCTGTTGAGACGAGTCAAAAATTGTTTATTTCCCTCTGCGATATTCTTTTCAACTTTGGAAACAAAACCAGATATAATTGAGTTCTTTTTATTTATCAAATGTCTGATTTTAACGACGGGAGTCTTGTTTATGACCGTGACATTATTGCTTCTGATATTCGGAGCGAGATTAGTGTTCGCCGCAAGAAGATCAATTGAAAAACGATTTCCGTGATGAAGTTTCGTGTGATGAAATCTAATGTTCGGTGCACGGGTTGTAGTATATCCAATCGTAGATAAAGTCATAAGAACCGCTCCATAATCTACTGGACGAATGACAATGTCAATGTCATTTGGTTGTCTGTGAAGAGGAATGCCGAGACTATTTGCGTGAAGCTTAGTCGCCATACTTCCACTGAGTGCCCATGGTATATGCATATGATTGAGAGTTTTTCGTATCAGTCTGAGCTCGTCGACGAGAGTTCCATTGCGCAGTCTCGGAGGACTTTGTCTCGGAGGAGTATTCATCTATATATACAAGAGACATTTAAAAACGCAGCTGTCTCTACCGCATCCATATGTTCTGTCTCATCATCCCAGGGAGACTTCTGATACGCGCCGCTTGATTGTTTCGCTGTCTCTGCCGTGTCGCCGCAGTTGGTTCAGTCATTCTTCTGTATGCAGCTGTCGCTGCCCCATAAGCCATACGTGCTGCGGCAAGTCCTGTGCGGCCAGCGTAAAGTCCAGCACGTCCTGCGGCGCGGCCAGCTGAACGCGCTCTGTTCAAAGTCGACCGGCGAGCCGGCGACCGGCGAGCCGGTGACTGACGAGCATTACTATAATTATTTTTTGTTATTTGATTTCTTCTTACATTACTCCGAGTGAAAGGGTTTTTAAATACTATTTCACCTGCGGGTATAGCTCTCAACCGCGCATTGATAATTTTGTTGTTGTTAGTAATATTAGGAATATGACGACGAAGTAGTTGAGCCATGCTGTTGGGATTCAGATGTCTAACATGTCTTTTATTACCTACATACCAATGAATACGATATGTAACCGGTCCAAGGTTTTCTAACGAGATCTGGTTCGTGTTAATATTGTTGTTGTTGAGACCGTATCGACCCATATACTTAAAACAGAGAAAATATATTTAAACATATGAAGTGGTCTGATATTGACACGTCAACGCTCGTCTTTGCTGGGAAACGCGGTGGTGGCACTAAAGTGACGCAGGCTGATGGAACGCCACTTCGATTCCAGATTCCGACTGGACGCGTCATGTACAACGGCATCTCAGATTTCAAATCCGTGACGCTCGAAATGCCACTGGACTTTTGCACGTGGTGGACTGAGACGCTCGATGAGATTTGTTCTGGATCTACACCATTTCGCTCAAACGTAAAAGATAACGGACTTCGTGTCAAGGTGGATCCGCTGACGCAATTCTTTGATGAGCAGAAGAGGAGTGTGTTTCCTGCCATCGAAGAAGGGACCCTCAAGGGGGATGTTCTCAGCTGTATCGTTGAGGTGTCGGGTGTTTATTTTTTCCAGGATGTCTACGGGTTGATTGTGCGCGCACACCAAGTGGTGATTCGTAAACGGACTGACGTGTCAGTGGCTAAGTGTGACGTGACGGACGGAGATGCTCTGAAAGGGTTTGCATTCATCTGAACCCGTTGGACTTAACGGCGGCGAGGAGACTTTTTGTTGTTTTTCTTTTTGGTGTTTGGCCGTTTCTTCATGAAACGCTGGCTCGCAACTGCCGCGGCCAGAAGAGCAGTCGTACCTGCAAGTGTGAGTTTGCCTGAAGAATTAATCAGAGTGGGAATGGAAAGAGAGTTCATTTTATTTAAGGCGAATAAAATAAAACGCCTTAACGGCGGGGGCCGAACATGGCCACCATGCTGCTGTAGCCTGAACGCATCGGTGACACGTGCTTGGCAACAGGCTTCATGCCATATGGCACGGACTTGTGGTGCTTGCGCACGACGCGCTTGCCGTGTGTAGTGTCCATGTGGCTCACCTGGATACCGCTGGAGCGGTAGCTGCGAGCGCCGTCTGCACGACGCACGAACAGCTTACCGGTCTTCTTGGACTTGAACAGGCGCTTACCGGCTGAGGCGTAAAACTTGGTTGAAACGTAATCGGGCATTTCTATACGTTGAGATTTTTTTTCTTACTTTTTGGGCCAATAATACCACTTTTGTAATTTCTCAGAGTTTTATTAATAAGTGAAATATTATTACTTAGTTTAAACTCTGATATTGACATTGGACTGACTGGGTTTGCCCTGAACCCTAGCTGTTCTTGAAGGATCCACGTACTTGTTGGGCGTGCATTACCTCCTGGACGACTGCTTGATCGCTTTCCCATGTTCGTGCCCTGGTGTGTTATTGTTTTGTATTTTCCAGTACTCATAACTGCTTTCGTAAGAAGCGCGCGTAGAATTCTTCCTATCTGTTGACCTCTAAATTTATTATCAGTTCCACCCCAGTTAAATTGAACATTGGATGGACTAATTTCTATAGCCGCATTACCAGCTTTTTGGCCATTGACATACATCACCGCTGTGAGTAGTCGTTTATTTGCTCCGAATCCTCGATTATTTACAATTTTGATTGAATTTGGATCAAATCTCACGAGATAATTTTTAACATTATTAATACTGGTTGTACGTTTCGGTGATGCATTATTAATACTGGTTGTACGTTTCGGTGATGCTTTATTAATACTGGTTGTACGTTTCGGTGATGCGTTACATTTCACGCTTCCACACAAACGCCTAAGCATTTATAATATATACACATATTTATTTCCGCACGAAGTAGTCCTACTTCTTCAGCTTCGCCTCGATGCAATGACCGAGAGCTGACCCCTTGGTGGCAGGCACGAACCCCTGCAGGCCGAGTTTGTTATAGCAAAACTTGAGCGCTTTCCCGCGCTTGGATACATCCTTCTGCTGCTGGGTCAGGTGAGGCATTCTTTATATAGACTAAGAAAATCTCTTCGCCTGACGCTCCTTGACACATGCATAGAGCGCCTTGCCATCCTTACCGACATTGAAAAGGACCATGCCCGTGAGTTTGAGATCCTTGCGACATAGACGCGTGTCAATTGCCCACGGACTCTCCTTCCCCTGCTTCGCCTTTGCTTTGCTGACAATTTCACCGCTCGACTTGGACACTGTGAGTTTCTTGGACGTGAGACCGCCTGCAGTGGCAGGCTCTTTTTTGTGAAGGACGAGTGTACGAGAAGCCATCTACTTTTTACACAGAGAAAAATGTCCAATGGACACTCGTGTCCATTGTCCTCAGACGCGACGGACAACGGGCTGCACCCGTTGGATTTGATTACACAGAGAAAATCTTGGCAATGGTCCGCATGGTGAGAGTCGAAGCCCCCTTTTTCTTTCCGCCCAGGATGTCGGCGACGATGTCCAATTTCTTGTCGTGCAAGTCCATCATAAACTCCTCGATCGAGTTCACCCCCGGAAACGTACGGTAGACCATCCGCGTGACATGTACCGTACGCTTCTGCCCCGTACGATCCGCTCGCCCAATTGCCTGCAACTCCGTCGCTGGATTCCACGCCGGACTCGTAATGTACACACGGGACGCCTCTTGCAGGTTGAGTCCGACACCACCCGCCCGAATCTGAATCAGAAACACTGCGTTCGGCGGGGCTTTCCGGAACTGCTCGATGCGAATCTCCCGCTCCTCCTTGTCCGTGACGTTGCCATCTATCCGAAATGTCGGGATGCCGCGCTCGGTCAGCATCTCCTGGATGCGGTCCGTCTCAACCGTAAACTGCGTAAACACCAACGCCTTTTCGTCGGGATGGGACTCAATCGACTCCATCAGCACCTCGTGCTTCCGGGACCGTCCAGTGTACAGCTCTGGTTCCGTATTCTCCTTGACCGCGAGACCATCCGTGAAAAGCTGTGGCCACGTCATCACTTGCCTAAGTCGCAGGATACCCTCCAGCATGATGATTGCATTGTCCGTGCTGTCCAAAAGCCCCTGACCGTACTGGAATGCCTTGATGTACAGAGCCTGCTCCTCGGGGTACATATCCAGCTCAACTGTGTCCACCGCAGACTTGGATTCTTTCGTACGACGAAGCACGTACTTTTGACGGATTTTATCATAGTCCCGAAGAACATCCCCACGCGTCACACCAACAAACGAACACAGAGCTACAAAGTCCTTCATCGAGTTGAAGACTGGTGTGCCCGAAACGACCCACTTGATGCCCGCGTCCAAAGACGCCAGGCACTGGTGCACCTTGGTTTTCGAGTTGCGGATTTCGTGCCCTTCATCCAGGATCACACGGTCCCATTTGTAGTCATGCAGCAGGCTCTGGGCGTTCATGACCGAGTAAGGCGCCAGGACAACACCCTCAAAGTGCGTCAGGTCTCCGATCCGCTCCAGACGATTCGGGCCGTCAAACATACGAACGGGCAACAGACCATCCGTAAACTTTTGAATCTCATTGCGCCACTGGCCCAGGATAGACTTGGGGACCACGATGAGCGTCTTGGGGAGTGGGTTGCGGCACATCATCGCCACCAGTTGAGCCGTCTTGCCGATACCCATCTCGTCACACAAGAAACCACCGCGAACACCATCGTCATTCTCACGTTCCAGGAGCCACTTGACACCAGCGGGTTGGAACGGGGGAAGAAGAGTCAGAGGCATGGTTGTTTTGAGTAACTATCCATGGGTATGTTTCACTCACACCTGGACAGGACACGATTTTTTCTCTTGCGTCACAGTAGTAATGTCTTCCGCGCCTGGTAGAACCTTATTTCCAAGATCGGGTGCAGGTCTAGTAAGTAATGCTGCTCGGCGAGTTGCAAAGGCTCGCAACAACGCGGCAAAGAAAGCACGAAGTCTTTTCTCGAGAAAAAAAAAACCACAAGCACAAATACATACACCAATAGGATCTAATCCCACACAGACGAGGTTAGCAGGTCTTTTAGGTGCTGGTGCTGGTGGTACTGGACCCAATCCGCCGGCCGTACCCCCCGCACCTCCCGCACCTCCGGCAGTACCTCCCGCACCTCCCGCACCTCCCGCACCTCCCGCAGTACCCCCTGCGCCGGCTCCACCGGCTGGTGTGCCTCGAAGAACACTTCGAAACCGTTTAAGTAAATTTCGAACAAACAGGGCTGCGGCAGGCAGGGCTGCGGCAGCCAACGAGGCTAAGAGGGCCGCGGCGGCTGCAAAGAACGAGCTTATTTTTGCCAGACTACACGAAGCAAACTACGACACACTACCTGCACTTAAATTAATTACAGCCAAAGGTGTACTTACAAACTATAATAAATTACACCGCTTCCAGAAACCTAATAAAAACAATAACAAAATCAAAAAACTTCGTATTGCGGTCAAAGCACGCGAAGCAGCTAACAAGGCGGCAGCCAACGAGGCTAAGAGGGCCGCGGCGGCTGCAAAGAACGAGGCTATTTTTTCCAAAATAAAGAATCATTACATTACCAACATGAATAACAATAAATTACCGGACGCCAAACGTATACTTGCAAATTATAGAAAGTTACACGGATTTCAGAGAAACAGTAAAAACAACCAGAGAATCAAGAACCTTCGTGAGGCGATTAGGCTTTACGAAACAACACAAAAGGCTCAAAAGAAAATTAAGAGTCAGAGTAATAGCGCAGTTACATTAAACGCCATCACGAGCAATACAGAATTTATAAAAGCGTATAACAAACTCGGAATCCTCGGAAAAAGAAGCCTAAAAACATCCAACAAAGAGAGATTCGATTCTCGATACACAAGCGCAAAAGGTAAAAAGGCGACAGAAAATGCATTCGGTGCTGCGGCTGCCAGGGCTAAAAAGGCGGCAGCCAACGAGGATAAGAGGGCAGCGGCGACTGCAAATAACAAGGCTCTTCTTAAGTCCCTCGAAAATTTTGGAAATGTGACCAACAACACAATCAGCAACGCGAGATCCAAATCCAATAACTACAGAAGACGGTACAGGTTCCAACCCGGTTTTCAAAACCACCCAGAATTTAAAGCCCTTCGTAACAAGATTAAGGATTATGAAACAGGTAAAAAGGCAGCGGCCAACGCAAATGAAAAAGAAAGAATCAAAGCAATCGCGAAACATCTTGTCGGCCTAACAAATAACAACCCAACGTTTATCACTGAATACAACAAGCTCGGAATGTTCGGGAGACGAAAGTTTACGCCGGAAAACAAAAAGCAACTCAATAAAAAATACACTCGGATAATGAAAGCTGCGGCCAACAAGGCTGCGGCCAACAAAAACGCGGCCAACAAAAACGCGGCCAACAAAGTGGCACAAAGAAAATCCCAGATTAATTCACAGCTCAATGAATACCTGACACACGTTAATGCGGCGACTATCAAACAACGGATACCGGTTAATCTGAACAAAAGTTTCCCAGGGTGGAGAAAGGTTGCAGACAAAGAAAAACTCAGACTTCTTAATGCAAAACTCAAACCAGTTCCTTCGGCCCCCGTATTCAACAATGCGGTCCTGCGCAAGGCTCTTCAGAATCACCTTTCGGGTGTGAAGCGTATATACAACAAAGCGCTCATCAATGCAATTCTGAGTCACCCCAATATTAAGCTGACGAACAACCAGAGAGCAGAATTAACAAAGGCAAAGCCCGCCGGTGGCGGTTTCTTCAGTGGTCTTTTTGACCGAAAACCATCGGGCCCAACTGGACCCCCCCCATTTATACCATTCAAGAAGAATATGAAAATCCCATTTGGGTACGTGCTCAAAACGAATAACAACAGGGGTTTAGGATACTACGCGAACAACAAAGCACTTGCGTCCCAACTCGAACACAGAGGGTACGTTCCAGCTCCAAAACCAACGAGTGGCAGTGGCGGTGGCGGTCCCAACCAATATGGCTACGGAAACCGCTACGGAAACCGCTACGGGTACAACCGAGGCGGTCCAGCTCCAAAACCAACGAGTGGCAGTGGCGGTGGCGGTCCCAACCAATATGGCTACGGAAACCGCTACGGGTACAACCGAGGCGGTCCAGCTCCAATTGCCCCGAGTGGCGGAATCGTGTTTGCGCCCAAGATTAACGTCGGTGCAGCTCGTATCGGCGCCCAGACGTTCGGCGGGACACGCGTCGGTGGACAGCAGATGGGCGGTTCTCGTGTACGCACGGGAAACACGGGAAACACGACCCTGAAGACGGGTAACACGGGTGGTACATCCGTGAAAACAGGCAACACAGGGGGAGCTCGTGTAAACAACGCGGGTCGTCTTGCTGTTTCGGCACCGACATCAAACGGAACTCGTCAGTTGGCTGCCACACCCGAGCAGCTCATTCGCGGCGCAGGTGGTGCCGAGGCGATCGAGAAGGGTATCCAAGCACTCAACGCCGCAAACGGAAACGTCGCACGCGCGAAGGCTGTGTCGAGACTTCCGAACAACACATTCACGAACATCTATGCGCTCGGTGGACCGGTTGCGGCGAAGAAGGCGGTCGCGCTCCGTCGCAGACGCCGGACGACAGGAGGCCGTCGTGCCCCAACAAAAAAACGTGTCACCCGTAAGCCAAAGAAACAGTACATCAAACTAACACCACACCAATTCAGACGCCTCACAGACCACATAAAGAAAAACAACCTTCGTAAGGTACTTATAAAAGAGATTACCCGCTGATGGCGACCAAGCGATACATCGTCACTCTCGACGATGTTCGTAAAAAGTATCCGTCTCCGCCATCGTGGATCCGGATCACGACGATAACGATGCTGTGCAAGTTTATGTGTGACGTGGACATTGAAAAGATTCGAGCCGCATTTGCAGATGGGCCGATTCGTATACGCCGAAAAGGGGCGCTTACGAATGGGTTTGAGTGGTCTTTAAAAAACGCCGCCTTTTATAATCAAGTGACGGTTGGCTACGAGGACCAGTATTCAAACAAGTCGATAAAGATGTTTCCGAATGGGTCTGTCCAGGTAGCGGGGTGCTCGGATCTGCGGGACTGCAAGAGAATCATGCGTCAGTTGTCTTTTCTGGTGCAGAAGATTCTCGAACGCGAAGAGCCTCTCACGATAGAAAACTTCCGGGTCGTCATGATCAACACAAACTTTTCGGTGAACTCGTCAGTCAACTTGATGAAGGTGATTGACGTGCTTTCAGAGGACCAGAAGTTTGTCGTGTCGTTCAACCCAGAGAGGTACTCCGCAGTCAAGGTGAAGTTTAACCCGGCGTCCAACACCAAGCAGGTGACGGCGAGCATCTTCAGTACAGGGAAAATCATAGTCACAGGGGCGGAGACGTTGAGAGAAATTGCGCTGGCGTACGAGGTGCTCAACGAGAAATTGCAGACGACCAAGATTGAAGCGACCAAGGAGGATACGTTCGACGTGATCAAGGGGAGTAAGTTTGTTGATATTGTGAACAAGCTGAAGCAGGAGGGTGTTGTTAGATTTTAGGCCGACCACAGTGTTTGCCGCAGTCGTGATGAACTACCGCATAGGAATTTAAATATCAACTACTTGTAAATGTCGACTCGTCTTGGTATGGGCGCTGACCGCTGCTTCAATGTCTATGAGTCCTCTCGCATCTATAATGACATCATTATGGCTAAGCAGGGTATCCACTACGAGGATAACCTGGCGTACCGCCGTTACCTTCAGGAGAAGGGTCCCGATGCCTACGTCGTACCCTCGGATGCCGCATGCCGCGCACCCACATTCAGCTCACAGGCGAATACGAATTAGAGAAATCTACATATATTATACTAAATGAAGGTGGTGATTGACGGAAACATAGGTTCCGGCAAAACCACCCAGTTGAACCTCCTCGAGAAAAAGGGGTGGACGGTTCAGCGTGAACCAATCAATGACTGGCCTCTGGAGTTGTTCTACAAAGACAAGTCCAGATGGGCACTTTTACTTCAAATGAAAATTCTTCAGACGCTTCAGCCCCTGAAAACCAAGGATGTTGTCATCTACGAACGGTGTCTCCTCAGCACGCGCCATGTGTTTTGGGAACACCTGCTCGAAAAGAATTTCGTGAGACCAGAGGAACACGACGTGTACTCGTATCAGTACGAAAAGGATGTGTGGTTTCCAGACGTGTACATCTTCTTGTCCAAGACGCCCGAGGTGGCGTTTGAACACATCAAAAAACGTAAGCAGTCTGGCGACTCGGGTGTTTCATTAGACTACCTGAGGGACCTCGATATCCTGTACGCACGTATGTTGACCAACGTACCGTGTAAAGTCCATGTCATCAATGCACATCAGACGCCAGAAGATATTCATCAACAGATTTTGTCTTTGCTCAAATTATATGGCGTGTACGTCTCTGACGATGGAAGGGCGAAAGTGCAAACGCCCTGCACTCATCAACGGGAAGTGCTGTGTACACCATTCCCAAACATGTGCCGTATGTCTTGAACCAGTACCGAGTCTCAACTCCTACAGCGCCAAAAGACTTTCTTGCACGCACGCATTTCATACCAGCTGTATCATGACCTGGTTTGAAACGAATGACGAATGCCCTGTGTGTCGCACAGAACAGGACAATGACCCTTTAATTACTTTTAAGCATCACGTCGAGGACAACATTCGTGTCAAGTACCGTGACGCCATCAGGTCACTCGAACACCAGGTTCAAGTTTTACGCACTCGTCAACCGAGGGAATTACAGTGACTCACCAAGGCCACTTATCAATAGGTCCAGGCATTTTACGTATAACGTGTTCCAAATTCTTGACGTCGCTGTAAATCCACGCAGGCGTCGCGATAGGCGCGAGTCCCATGAGAAATAGGTGTGTTCCTATGCGGTCCGTCATGTATTCATGTTTTTTGAGTTTAGGGGCGTACACAGCATTACGAGACGCACAGTAAATGTAAGAGCTCATGGCGTAACTGATTATAAATTTATTCATGTCTATTACGAGTACCTCATATATTGTGTTTATATGAAGAAAAAAAAACAATGTAAAAAAGTATGCAGAGGTGCCAAGCGACGACCCAACATGGGGTTCAATGTCGCCGGAACGCTGTCGGGGACGAAACCACGTGTACACAGCACAGAGGAGACTCGTGTCCCGTGTGTCTCTTGACAATGGCACAGGGGACATCTCGGACCCTGCCCTGCCATCATTCATTTCATACCCGGTGCCTCGACCGTTGGAAGCGAACATCGTACACATGTCCCATGTGTCGTGCACCCTTCGACCAACCACAGTACAAGGTGAGTATCTCTGTTCACCACCTCGCATCAAACACCGTCGTACGTGACTCTTACACGACGAGCAACGTCGGAGACATGTTCTCGACGTTTGGTGTAACGGCTCTCCAACCCCGGTACATTACGGACATTTTCTTCGACATTGGATTTGATGAATTCATAGACGAGGTATTCCAAGAGATTGGAGTCCGTTTGCCCGAGCAATTGAGAGCGTCGGTCGATGCTGAGAACGCGCGAGCGCAGCCCGCCCAGCCCCAGCCTTGACCATGTACGCCGAACAAAACTTGGAGTAATTCAGGCCGGGGTAAGCGCGATTGGCACGTCGCGGGTCCGTGATCGTCTTACCGGATGCATCGACCAGGACGGGACCGGTTGCAAACCCCTGCTTGTGGCTCCAGAGTCTGACTGGAAACTGAATCACCCTTCCCGCTCGGATCGCCCCAGACCCACTGTGAACCATCTGATTGAGAACGGGCAGGTTACGGTTGGTGTTGCTGATCCGACCGTTGGATGCACTCGTCGGTCTCGTCCCTTTGGCCACCGCAGCGCGAATGACTGCTGGCGTGACCCGAAAGAAACGCGCGAGACCTGTTACCGTATCACCAGGACGTGTTCTGTAACGCACACCATTCGTTTCACGGTACCAGTGGAAATCACCACCATTGGGTGCCACAAAGTTCATCACCTTGTAGTACCCTGGGGGGCATGGGTCCGATGGTTTGCACCTATACGCCAGGTCCTTGTAGTCCTCGAGGACGCGCTTCGCAATTCCGTCGCACTTTGTGAATGTGAGACCCCATGCTTTGTTTCCAGCCATGTTTCCAGGGACATTCTTGTTGACCGATCTGATGTTGTTCAGCCCAAACGCATAGTCGTAACAGTTGTCGTGGTGACGACCCATGGAACCCCATGGGTCCCACTTAAAGAGGGTCGCGAGCGCAACCGCCTTTTTCTTCGCCGCATTTGCAGTGGGTGTCGCCACCGAAGAAGTCTTCTTCATCGGCGACTTCTTCGTCGGCGACGCACATGGTTTCTTTGACGCACAAGCCATACAACACGCCCCCATCTTATTTTCTCCGCACAAATTAAAATGCTCGCTGTTCTCGGATCCCGCAACACCCAGGATCTCCTGTACAACATGACCATTTTCACTCTCTACGTGCTCATTCTGACGTTCATCCTGCGTTACCTGTGGAATGGCACTCTTGTGAAGCACATCACCGTCCTCCGTCCAGTCGACACTCTGCTGCAGACATTCCTGCTGGCACTGGGTATCTCCCTGTTCCGTCTGTAGATTAATAAAGTGTGCACTTGTTAAGAAATGCCAGTCAACCCATTTGACGGCCGCGTAGACAAAGTGAGCGATATACTCACAATTTCACCGACATCTGTGATCCTCTCAGGGGGTGGCATCATGCTCGCTGTCCTCATTGACAAACAGTTTTCTGCTTTGTCAAAGAGATACCCCAGGAGTTCTGTTCTTTTGGCGTACATACAGGTATGTATGTGTGCAATGATTCTTACATTCTTGTACCTCCTCGGTCCAGCGAGTGTGGTTCTGCATTTCCAGAGGTCAATCCCAGGGCTCATATTCCCGGGAATGTTTTTCAACGTTCAGAGCAACGTCTTTGATACATTCCAGGCAATGCGTTTGCCGACAATTTAATTTATTTACATGTAGTAAATGGGTACCCCACATGGCTTGCCACCCCCTGACCCTACTCCAGTTGCCCCAGAGCCCGAGCCGGTCGCTGAGCCCGAGCCGGTCGCTGAGCCCGAGCCGGTCCCAGAGCCCGAGCCGGTCGCTGAGCCCGAGCCGGTCGCTGAGCCCGAGCCGGTCGCTGAGCCCGATGTCGATGAAATCGATGAAGTCGAGGACGACGGTGACGTGCCGGTGTCTCGCGCTTCAGCTTTGATCGAGGAGGCTCTCAATG